ACAATAACATTATTGTAATCGTATCTTGTGTATGCCATCTAGATTACACCTCTGAGGTATTTATCTCTGGTTGCCATTCATCTGCTTCAGCATCTTCTGAAGTTCGGAAGTGCTACCGACAAACATAGCGTTGTTTGTGACCTTGGTTGGACCTTTCTTTTCTTCGTCAAGATCTTTCATCTTCTTATGGAGATCCTGTAGTTTCTCAGTCATGTCTGCAACGTGCTTCATTGCCGCTACAGCGACCTCATACGCTCTCGGGTGCCCTGACTCCTGAGCGACCTCTAAAGCGCCTCTGACCGCCTCCTGACCCTGATCTATGAGGGTGTATAACTCACCCCTGGTATATTCATAGTCTTTTGTGCGGTCATCCTTGTCCACCTCACGCTCCTTCTTGACAGGCTTTGGTTCTTCAACAACCTCAGCACTGATATTGAGGAGATCCTCCATGTTCTCTTCTAGGCTCATAAGAATTCAATTCCTTCATTAAATCCAAAGTCATCTCCAGCATCAAGTAAGACATCATCATTGACATCAATGACACCATCTTCGTTGATATCTGTAACTGCTTTTGGTGTGTAAGTTCTCGTAATAACTCTGCGGTTGACAGCAAGATCTCCAATAGTTTCGTGGATGATTGCCTTCCTGATAATATCGGAAGTGCTGTAAGGACCGTAGAGATAAGTTTTGGCGGTAAAGTTTAGAGTGTAAGCAATATACCTACGCTGCATAAAACTATCATCCCACTCATCTTCACTGCTAATGTTGTTTAGAACAATAGCGACATCTCTTTTCTCATTCATGTCTGGGATCATGTTGAGAGTGATGCTGAAAGATGGTTGGAAGTATGGTAAGATCTGCTCTAGAATTTGTAGAGCATCGTCCTGAGACTTAGCAATAATTCCTAGTTCAAATCCTATGTTATAAGGAACAGGAACATATTGAACTCTGACCTCATTACCATTATCAGCAACGATCGTTTTGTATTTTTGAATTGGTGATGTCTTACGGGAAGAATCGTAGTCAATGCTAGTCATCTCGAAATAAATTCGAGGAAGAGTGATGGATACTTTGCTAGTTGAGTTGTCTGTTAGACGAACTAGAAACTTCTGCTTAGGTCCGTAAGCAAGAGGAACTTTCTGTGCTTCTAATACTTCTCCCGTATCAGGATCAGTGCTCTTCATTTCAATATTATTGAAGAGCGTTCCGAACGCAATAATGTTCTTACGAACAATCTGGTTGTAGAAATGTGATCCTAACATTAGAGGCTACCTGTAAAATTACCATACTCACCAAATGGATTACCTTCCGTCCAGTCGATAATCTCATCAGCACTATCTTCAATCTCCCTATTCTGGGCGTAGTATGTAGTGCTCGTATTATTTAGAGTGTCATATGACTCAGGACTCCACTTGGCACCAGATGTTTGACCAGTAATTACTTCAGCGGTAGTGAAGGTTCCTGTTCTGTTGATGACCTGTAGGGATCTGGTAGCAGCATCCCAGGACTTGACTTCTGCTCTATTATCTTTAGGGGAGTAGTCAATCGTGACAGTAGGAGCAGAAGTGTAACCTGTGCCCCCAGATGTAATAAGAATGCCAGTGACAAGACCAGTAGAACTAACCGAAGCAGTCGCTGTTGCACCTGAACCTCCTCCGCCAGAGATAGTAACTGTGGGTGGAATTGCTGAATTGTAATGCAATCCACTATCAGTAATCGTGATGCTATCTACAGCATCTCCATCTGTTGTTGCTGTCGCCTTGGCAAGGAACTCATCGCCAACAACTTCTTCACCAACAACAAATGCTCCTGTGCCACCAGGATCCATAACGAGTTTGATAGCAGCGCCAAACTCCAATTCGATATCATCAATCTCCTCAACGCCAGTTTCGAAGCTATCACTACCGAGTTCGTAGAGTTCACATGTTAGAATGTAAAATTGAATCTTACCGAACTGGAAGAAAGGACTTTCTTTCTCTACAAACTTGATCTCGTAGATATCTTGTGTAAGTGGGAAGTAAAGAAGGTCTCCTTCATTAGGTCTTCCATCATAAGTTAGAGTTGGTTGCTCTGCTGCTACTACCTGATCCCAACGTCTAGTTGAGACACGGAATACAACCTCGTCTGTAATTCTCAATCCAAACTTACTGACAAACTCTGCTCCATCAGCAAATCCAGTTACATTTTGTAGAAGCATCTCAATCTGAAACTGCTCCTTATACTTTGAGTATCTTACCTCTTCAAGAGTATTATCTTGAAGCATAGTTCTGGGCAGATAATAGATATCTGTTCCGAACAATTTGATTTGCTCGTCAACTAGATCCTGGTAGAGGTTTTGCTCTCCAGGATCTCCCTGATAGTATGTTGGAAAGTAAGGACTGGTAGGCATCTTATCCGATCATATCCATAGGTGGAATAGCATACTTGCTGAGAACTTCGCTTTCGATCTTCTCAATTTCTGCTAGTGCGTCTGTGTAGAGTTCTCTGCCGTTGAGGGTGATACCACCAGGCAGTTGAACATTGTTGAACTTGATTAGGTTCTGACCCCACTGCTTCTTCATCAGAGCAGTAGCATATCTCTTCACGAACATATCATTATACATCTCCGTCGCATCTGTAGGATCGATAAGACGATGTGCTTCAATCAAGAGCCAGGTATCCTCTTTGAGGAATGACTTATTGATATCAAGATACAAACGATCACGACGCATAGTGTATCTGAACTGCTGGAATGATCCATTATTGAGAACCATATCTAGAGTTTCCAGATACTGTTTATTCATATAGTAGTTGAGGATATCAAGTGATCCAAATGCATACAAATCATTTAGATACAACTGATACTCAACACCAAAAAGGTTTGAACGGATTGAGTTGCTGACTAGACCGAATACTCGGGTGACACCTACAACATGATCTGGAATGGGAATGTAATTTGTCGCCTCTTCCCAGTTCGTAGTTCCAGATGATGTAGTATCTTCACCATCAAATCTTGTTAGATCATCAGCATTGATTTTGTGTCTTAGGTATGCTCTCTCCATACCATTGTAGCAGTTCTCCTGAAAGAACTGAATGGTATCGTCGATAACATTATTGACCTGCTCGTCGTCAATATTAACTTGGAGGACAGGCTCACCAAG